TTTACCCGAAGTCCCTTTGAATGATCCAATTATTTCAGTACCATATGGTTTTATATTTGCTATGTTAGGCCACACCAATGAGTATGGAATATTTTTGGTTGAAGTGACTTCATCACCTCCACCTTGTCCATCAGAATCTGCAAGACCACTTATTTTAAATTGATATCCAGTCGCATCTATCGCGGTAATGGTATGATCTCCATTAAGTTGACCTGTTGTAAACCCACCGACTGCAGTAGCATTAGAAATTGTTACGGTATCTCCAACCTGTAGACCATGGTTAGTGAAAGAAACTCTAACATCGCTATCACCTTCAAATGTTTCGATAGGATTTTCGTTCAATCGTTCACGAGGAACACTAGCATTTTGGAGTTTGACACTTCCTAATGTAGAACTAGATGTTGTAAAGTTCGCACGTATTAATTCAAATTTTAAATCTTGTTTTTGATTTGCAGAAAATGTTGCACCGTTTTGAGAATAGAATAAACTTCCCAAATTAGGATTTCTATTTACACGAGCAGAGGCAGAACCAATGATAGTAGCATCTATTTCAGAAATGAATATTTCATATTCAGGACTTTCTGCATATACTACCATAGCATAGTCTGTAAGACCTTGTAGGTAAACAGGTTCTTCAAAAGTAAAATTGGTGGCAACTGAACCATCAGTAGATGTTTGAACGGCATTGTGTGCAACGTAAACTGTAGAGCCTGGTATAATTTCTACATCAGATGGCATACCATTTCTCATTGGTCTAATATGCATAGACACAGGTAATTGCATATCTGCAGTTGCTCCAAAAGTGGACTTAAAGTACAATTTTATTTTAGTTAAAAATATACCACTTGCTTCATCAATGAAGAAAGATTGAGCAATTGGATTTTTTGTACTCTGATATCCTAACGAATTTACGGTCATATTATTTTCTCCGATTATCTACCACGATTTGTTCTAGCATATGTCTTCGCCTTCGCAGCAGACATTCTTGGACGAGACGGTTGTGTTGGTCTCGCTTTTGGTCTAACAGACACACTTATCCTAGAAGATCCTGAACTAGATGATGATGAATTGTTGTTAGATCTAGGTTTAGATGTAATCATACCTACACTACTATTCCATTGCATTCTTTGTGAAACGCCTGGTAAGTTTTTAACTGCTTGCCAGTGGTTCCACATTGCACCTCTACCACCATCATTACTTCTACTTCTTGATGGAGCAGGTGATGTAGTAGAAGACTTAGATCCCTCTAATTCTAACATACGTGTCGATTTCACATCTTGATGTACAGTGTTCAATACACCTTGTGCAGTGTAAGTTGAACGTGCAACAGATCCTGCAAGTTTTTCATTATTACGATCCACATCCATTACTTTTATTTCATGTGTACCAGATCTAAATCTAAAAGTACTATTGTTTGGTATCATAAAAGAAATATCAACTGCACCAGTAATATCTGTGGTCAACAAACCTGCACCATCTTTATGTGCTGTTTTGTTTTTCAAAGTATTTCCGTAGTCCCTAGTGCTTGAAGAGTACCTTTCAAAGGTTGCTTCACGAACAAAGTTTGCCATGTTCTTACCATCAAAGAATAAAAATACATTTGTGTTTGGTCTTAGACCTTCAGCACGAATGCTAATTATACGAGATCTTATGAATGGTAATAGTGCTACCTGTAAAACCTTAGTGCCAATAACTTCTTCAATTACTGAGGACTTAACAACTTTGTTTACAGTTTTTGTTGTTGTTCGTCCAGAAGTTTTAGTGATAGTATTTGTTTGATCACCAACTTTTAATTGATCTAAAGTTTTACCACCCCAATTCCATTCCCAGTTATTCCAGTTGTGTGCTTGGTTGACATTTAATTTTGAACCACCGTCTATAACATTTCTACTGAGAACATTTGTATCTTTCCACTCATCAGAAGCAGGAGACAACTTTAAGTTACCTGTAAATAAACCACTGTTGTATGGATTTATTTTTACTGCTTGTGTAGCAAAAGGCTGTTCCATGTATGTAACTTCTGTGTATTCTAGATATACATTGTCACCTCTGCGTACAACCCCACTGGAATTTGCGGAGTCAAATATTAATCTTAGGTTATCTTCACTAAAGAGTGGACGCATAATACCTTCAGATGGATCTATCGATGCTTGGTAGTTATCATCATCAGCATCTGAAAATTGGTGAGTTGTAAAGTTGTCCACAAAGAAACCAGATTTAATTCTATTTAATCCTGCAGAATCTAATACCTCAAAATTATTAGTTGCAAGTTCTAGCATGTTTAAAGAAGTGACTTCTTCTAAGTTAGCAATTCTGTCTTCCAACTGATTGATGTCATCCATAGTATATCTACGATGATCTATTTTTTCAGTGGTTAGATCTTCTTCGTCTATAGTATTTGGGAAGAATGCAAAATTGTAAAGTGGTAGTGTTCCGTCTTGTTCTTTAGGTGGTGTTGGATCGAAAGCGTCCACTGATTGAATAATATCAAGTTCGCCTTCGGTGTCTATCACCAATTTATGAGCACGTGCCAAATAATACGTATTGTCTGATTGAACTACATCTGTAGGAGTAGGAAGATAAGATATGTTTGCCTCTGTAAAGTTTCCTGAAGAATTCATTACAGGACGAAAATCTATAGCATCCCTTAGATTTACTATAGACCCATCTGCTCTTGTGAAAGAAGGAATATCACCATAGTCTACAACACCAGTATATGAGTTAACTGCGAAGAAGTTACCTGCACCATGACTGAAATGATCGAACTTAACATAAACATTTCCTGAAGGGGCTGCTTGACCACCATTCAGTACTAGTCTACCTAATCCATAGAAATTGTCTCTTTGACCATCGTCTAATGTAAACTTATATGACATATCAGCACCATCAGAATCTATGAGAGTAACTCTCTTTACATCATAGATGTCTGGTTGTGCCAAGTCAAGGAACTGTTCACCAGTGGTAGGATCTGTTTGAATTGCCGTTGTCACTGTCGCATTTTGTGTTAAGGTTTTTGCCCGAACAATCGGTGTTGAAGTAACACCATACACGTAAACACTTACGTCAGTATTGTTAGGCAATCCTGTAATAGTTGTAGTGTTCGAACCTGCAGTGATACCACCAAGAGTTCCATTATCTAATTTTCCAGTAGGAGTAAACACTAACCAGTCACTGGTGTTTGTTAATGCATATGCTGTTGGAATACTTACAGTGAAATTACCTGCACCGTCAGAAGTACCTGATCTCAATATCTGAACTTCAATCTGTTGAGGGTCTATAACTCTTGGTCTGTCACGATTTGTATCGTAAACCAATGTGTTGTTGGTAGGATCTTCTAAAATAACATTATTAGTTAAAACAGTAGGATTAAAATATGATGTTCCAGATGTACCAATAGATTTTGCGTCTCTGAAAGATTGTCCAGAGTTCATCTTGATATCAAATAAGTGGTATCTTAGGTTGGCACCATTCTCATGCACCGCACGAACACGTGCAGTACCAATTGTTGAACCACCATAGTTACGTGCACTTCTTAGATTTTGTTGTGCAAATGTTTTTATGTTAGGGCCACCAACTGCAGAGTCACCATGTACATCGACATAGTTACCATAGTCAACTGACATAAACTCACCTGTAATTTGCAAATCATTTTGTGCTTTAGGTATTCTTATGTCTGTTGGAAGAAATCGTGCTGCACGATATCCATCTATAACCACTATACCATCACTTACTTTTAATATTAAATGATCGTCTGCAGAATCTGTTTCAAATGAGATTCTGTATGGTTTTACAATATAATCTCCAGAATTTTCTTTTATTCTGGTTGCGATCATATCTCTTGGGATATTGTATGCATCATCTTGTTGGGATGTTACAGAAGTAAATATAGCACCGTCTTTTACAGTGTTTACATGAATAAAGTTTTCTTCAGAGGTTACTTGACTTTTATCAGTTAATCGTAACTTGATGCAATATCTGTCTGCGCCTGGAGCAGTAGTGTTAATAGATGATCCTTGGTTATCGTATAACTGTAGATTGTCATCCACACTTTGAACTTCTTGAATTATTTTAAAACCAACATCTACTGTTGGTGCATCAGTATACTTTCCTATGATTGCACTTTGTGATTCTGTATATACAAAGAACCCTTGTGTAAAATAAATACTGTCACCAATAGTTGCACGTGTACCTCTACCAACTGCAGGGTTTACGGTTGTGTTTGTGATCTGAACAATTCTACCAGATCCTAAACTTTCACCTGCAAGGAAACGAGGTGTAGAACTTGTTGTAGAAGATGCAGAAGTGTTTACATATCTAACGTAAAGTGTTACTGGATCTCCTGCAATTGCTGCGACCCTTTGAAGAACTTCTGCTTTGATACCAGATGTTGCACCAGTAATAATAGATCCTACGTTTGCATTTGTGGATGAAGAAGTCGCATCTAATTTTACAAATTCATAATTAGTGTCAATCGTTAAACCGCCTGGTTTGACCGCCGCACCTTCTTTAAATATATTGTTACCAAATCGTTCAATCTGTTTTTGAATGATTGTTTGCATTTGGGTAAGTTCACGTGCTTGTAGTGAACGACCACTATTGAACAATATGCGATAGTAACCATCACTATCGTTAAAGTCATCCTTATACTTTGTTTCAAATAAAGTATCTGTATATACTGTTGCCATTGTTCAACCCTTAGAATTGTAGAATAATTTTTATATCTTCTGCTTGTGCTGCAGTTCTTGCAACTGGATTTCTGTTATCTATGTAAAGTACATCACCAGTACGTCTATCAACCTCTGGTTGAATTAACGCCGAGTCAATAATACCTTGACCTGGCCCAGTAACTTCTTCAATGATTTCCCCATCTTGGAAAGCAGTGAAACCAGTTCCTTTCGTCTGGTGGTAATAAATTTTATCAGAATCAATGTCATCGATATATGCCCTTGCAAATGTTGTTTGACCTTCGATTAGTTTGTCTTTTGTGAAAGCATTAACAATACTTGATAGTCGCATAAAATCTAATGCACTTGCAGTGTTTGCAGTAATTTTAGAACCACTGTATGCAAGAGGATCTTTTATTAGTGTAACTTGTCTAAAATCTTGATCGAGAAGGAAGTTACTATCATTACCTTCGATCATTGTATGGAACATAACAGATGAAGTTTTAAGATCTATTCGCGCATCTGCACCTACACCTGAGTCACTAAATGGAAGAACCGCACGTGCTGTTGCACCTGCACCCCCACCACCAGTGATGCTCACTTGAGCAACTGTGTATCCTCTACCGTGTGCAATGTGTTGTCCACTATCTGCCATACGAATTCTTGAAACAACCCCTGCGGCGGAGTCGATGTCTGCAATAGCACGTGCTGCAGTACCATTACCAATAATAGTAACTGATGGAATAGAGGTGTAACCAGTTCCACCGTCTGTAAGGACGATGTTTAGGATCTCGCCTGGTTCTACACTATCCTGAACTTCAAATTGTTTTAACTCAATACCAGTAGAGTTTGAGTCAACAGAGAATTGTTTTTGTACAGGCATGAAGTTAGAAGATTGGAACTTCTCTGCACGTGAACCACTGATTGTGTATAAGAACTTCCAGACATATCCATCTGTAGTTCTGAATGAGTCGTTGTTTGCACCAGTAGGTTCGATTACGGAAGGTTGTGCAACCCCTAGTCTGTTTCTGCCAACTTCTAAACAGACATATACTTGGTTGTTATCGTTCTTCACGTAGTAAGGTAATGTAGGATATCCACCTGTTGCGTCATCATAAGAAGAATATATTCTTCCGTTTGACCAGTTGTTACGAGGAACAACAAGAGATGTCGCGGCAACTTTCTTGATTGATTGAAGACCATCGCGCAATCTTGCAATGTCCTCTGGACTGTTTATAGGAGTTGGAACAGTCTCGTTTGAATCCCAAGGTTCTGATCTACCAATACCCACATAATAGTTATGGGTTTGTTGTTCAAACCTTTCGAAAAAATCACGAGCAATCTGTTGTCTCAGTGTATCTGTAATCGTAGCTGGCATCTTCTATATCCTATGTATTAACTGCTGCGCCTAAAACAATACGTCTGTAAAAACCACCAGAACTATCGTATACTGCGAGACATGGGTTTCCTGCGTTACCATCTGTAACGAATATCATTCTTCCATGTACGCCTGGAGGGACGGTTGCGACTGAGTAATGTTTAATATCAACATAATCTGGTGTGGGTTCACGAGATCTTTCTGCAACGTAATCAGAGTCTAATGTTGCAGATAATGCTGCAACTTCGTCTGTAACGTTATGTTTTAATGCGACTGTACCGTCACTATCTGGCAAGAGAATAACTCTATCTGCAGTCGGATCTACTATTCCTAAAGAAGTTTCGTGCGAGTCTGCAGTTCCTTCGTAAACAAGGTAAGATGAGTTGTTGGTACTATCATGTAGTTTTATACCTAGTTCTGATGCGGAATCTGCACCTATAATAGTACGTATCTGTACAACATCACCATATAACTCTTCAAAGTTATCGTTGATTTTACCTGCGCCTGTGTACAGATCATCACCTGTACCATCGTTACCAGTCGTACCTCTGTCTATAATTTGTCTTGCCATTTTTATTTCCTAAAAACTGTACCTTTATTTATAAGGTTTTTCACTACTTTGTTCCTACAATGTATTCTCTCTGTGAGAATTTATCTCTTGTTGATGAGAACCTTACTGCAGAGTTTACTATGCCATTTGATGTCGCACCAGTTGGATCTGCAAAATCATCAAATCTAATCTTGAACCCTGCAAACTCATACATGTTACTGTAGTAGTTTTCAACACTATCTATAGTCATATTCTGCCAATCAGATAGTTTACGATTTAAACTATATCTATCTCTCATATAGAATATCTCTTGACCCTTACCAACATAGTTTGGTGCAGTATAACCATGAGGCATGTATCTAAGTGCATCGAGGTTAATCTGATCAGAATCAAGTCCATCATAAGTAGGAGCAAAGAAAGAGGTTCTTATTGCACCAACTGCTTCACCCTCTGCGTCCATCGACATACTTGCAGTTCCAAAAACATTGAAGTTTGGACTGATGTATGGAATTGATGTCAACGTTCTAATATTCAATGCAGGTTCTGCTTCGAGAACAACTGCAGCACCCAAGTAAAATCCTGATGGATGAACGTAGTTTCGATACATTGCTTCCCACTCTAGAAGTGGGATCGGGCCTTTTATCAATACTGAAAATACTTGATATAGTCTACCATCTTGTATTCTTTTTGCATCCTCTGTACCCACATTAGATTCACCGACAATAAACAAACTGTCCTTGGGGTGAAAGATCTCTACGGTCTCGTTGAAGAATGCACGAAAGAAACCATCGATAGAATACTCTGAACCCTTAACTCTGAAAAAGTTACCAAAGTTTCTTACAACCTCTCTTGGTGTTGTGAACTGACCATTCGATATACCCAGACCAATCTCATCAAAGATTAAATCTAGGTATGTTAACTTAGTATCTTCGATGTCTCTAATGGTTTGCAATTCTTCAATGATGCCACCAAAGTTATCTGCAGAGTCTAGAAACTCATAGTAAGCATCCAAGAAGGTGATGAGCATAGGATAGTCAGAACGAAAATGTTCTGGTAATACCTCATCAACTAGACTTTTTCTTACGTTTACGTCATGTCGATCAAAGTGTCTTAATGTTTGTGCAAAACCAGTGTGAGCCATTATCCTACCGTAAGTTTAGTATCTTGTCTATCTAGTGATGCAGTTGCATAAGAAAGTGATGGATCTAATTTTACAACGTAATTACGTAGAGGTTTGATAACACTTTCATTCAATGGTATCGCAGAGATCTTAATAAACTCAGAACCACCAATAAATGCTTGTGGTGCAAACCCAACAATGTTAACCTGACCTTTTGTTGGTATGAACTCTCCAACGTTGTCGAGTAAAACATCACCATCGATATTTTGTATCTGTAATCTTTGAGAATTTAATTTGTTTCTGATAAGTGCAATAGATCCATCGTATTCAAATACACTTGATATTACAGTGTATGTAAAATCATCAGGGCCTTTTAACTGCATAGGATATTGCAATTCAAAATTTCTATTTGTACCAATTGTAGGGAATATTCTCAATTGTGCTTTTACATCACATTTACTTGATAGTATTGCAGGATCTATAGCATCAACCTCTGTTAACATATTACTACGTCTAAAGGTTTTATCGAACTTGTTTAAGTTATCTTGAAAGTATTCTACCATAAAATTGTAGACCGCACTTTCTGTTGCAGCAAGACTGAAACCTGTAAGTGCAGGATCAAAGTTAAAACTTAAAACCAATTCAAGAAATAAATCTACAGGATCTGTGTACTTTGTTGTCATGGAAACGACTGCAAGATTATCAGTAAAGTTTGTAATGATGTTTGCCTTTACTTGATCTTTTATAACATCGGAAACGCCGTTTGCAAAGTTAAGTGAAACGTAAACCGCACCGTAGTCACGAGGAACATTCTGATCACCTGACCAAACGTTACAATCTGTAACATCCGTAAAGTTACTTAATATCATTCCTTTATAATCTAGTGACGTAACAAGTCTTGCTTGTTGAGCATATGCTATAGGTGCAAGTTGACGAACACTTTCAATTGTTTGTCTATCCGAACCACCTGTAGATTCTGTTACTGTGTTTGTCAAAACTTGAAAACTATTATTAAGTGATGCGATTGTTAAATCTGAGTTTGGAGTAAATAGTGTTCCGTTATCTGCAACTTCACCTTTAGTTGAAAGGTATGTCACAACGATCTTATTGCCTGGATCTGGTTTCTTACCAAAAGATACACCATCCCCGAAATTTAATTCGTAGTTTCCATTGGGGGTTTCTCTAATAGAATATACTCTACTGTTCGCGTCAACGGTAATTGCTTGTTTCAATGGGATGTAAGTATTAAATCCTGTTGATGTTGCAGTATCATAAACTAAAACTTTAGCAGTAGAAGTATCAATAGTGCCATCTGGTATTACAAAGATTTGTCTTTCTGTGTTTTCACCAGAGATAAACGTTTTTGTTTTTTCTATACCTTCGTATATTGGAATACTTAAAGAACCCTTTGCAGTTTTGAATTCGTAATTTCCAGAACCGTCATCCCTAGCAAAGTAAGATTCTTGAGTTTGGAATGTATATGAAATCCCATCAATGTTAGAGGTAAAACTAAACCCACTAGGTAATTGTATTTGAGGTGGTCTGTTTGCAACACCTGCTAAATTTACACTAAGGTTGACTACTGCCTTTGATGTGGTCATAGACCGAACTTCATAACCTAGTGTCTCTGCATGAGAAACAACAGAAGATCTAAGTTGTGCAGTATTTAAAAACGATTCATTTATAGAAAAGTTAGCATTCAACGCATTAAGGTGAGTGTTGTATGCTAGTACATCTAAAACATTATTTAATCCTGCTGCCTCAAAATCATAATCTGCAAACTCGTCTTTTTGTTTTAAATAATTTTTTAAAGACTCTTTTATGTTTGCAAAATCAAGTTGAGATGATTTTATAACTGTTGCGACCATTTATCTTAACCTCGCTATCGACACATTTAAGGTTACAATCTCTTTTGTATTCACTACCTGAAATTCTACAGAAGCATCTAGTGCGTTGTAATCAGATTGCATTTGAACAGCAACCGACAATACACTTGCTCTAGGTTCGTAATTTGTTATTGCATCATATATAAGATTTTGTACATATTCAGGATCGAACTCAGTATCTAAACTGAATAAAGCACTGTTTAAGTTTGATCCAAAGTTAGGGTTAAAAGGTTTCTCACCTTCGGAAGTTAATAAAAGATTTTTCACCGCCTGTTTTACTGCAGCTGCATCTGTCTTTTTGTATATGTCTCCAGAAGGTTTAGCAGAAAACGACAAATCAACATCCTTGTAACTTACATTACGAGAACTTATTATTGATCTATCAAGTGTTCTATCTTCTATAGAAAATGCTCTTGCCATATAAACCTCTAATTAATTACCACTATTTATATACTTAGTGATCATCTATAACAACCTCTGTCTCGGTTTGTTCAATTATTTCTACTAGTTCACCATTTGCTTGAGTGAAATTATTATATCTTGTTTCAAAATCATTTCTAAACCGCATGTTCCAATCAGCATTTACTGGTGGCATTTGTATAATCAACTGTGCATTAAGACTATCATCAGGATTATATGAATCATAATCCAAAATCATCTTATCAAAATTGGTGTAATCTTTAGCGAACTGCGCGATATCAAAAGTAGTTTCGTGATCTATATCACCCTTCCTATCTCTGATTTCATAGACAATGACTTGTCCTCTTGCTGCGAGATAGTTTAAACTATCGGGATCTAATACTTCTCCTGATTGTTTTTTATACAATCCTTCTGCTACCACTATTCTATGATGATTTGATTTTTCTAAATGCTCTTGTACAGTTTTTACAAATTCTGCATGGGCATATAAATTTCTTGCAATCTTTAATCTTTCTGTATCGTCCGTTACATGATCTAATGTAACAGGATCACCATATCCACCTAAAAATTTAGCGAGTGATATTCCTCTTGCCAATTTAGTCTTACCAGTTATCTTTCCATACTTTGCAAACTGTAACTCTGGGTTGTACAATTGATTAGGTATCAATGTCCTTACTACAACTGTATTAGATTCATTTGCTATTCTCTCTGGGAAGGTTATCTCATTCCCAAGCATTTTTCCTGAAGGTAACTTGGAGGATGATGTATCATTATCAACTCTTCCTATGTCAAACATTTCTGGTTTTTGTGCGACATAAGATGTTGACAGAATTCCTTCCGCGAGTGCTCTACCAAAAAATTTATCGTTACGAGCAGTATTAGGATCTCTCAATTTACTACGAACCATTTCGGTTGTTAGTCCATACTTAGAAATGCCCCCATACGAATTAGATTTGTCAATGGTATCTTTCATCACATCGCCTGGATCTATCTTAACATTCCTGATACCTAAATTTGATTTATTTAAATAATCGTCCATGGTTGTAGATGTTGGGCCTGGTGGGTTTACCGAACCCCGAACAGTTGTATCAGTTGCAGTATTGTCTGCAGTATAACCTTGGGCAGATCCTGTATCCCCGCCAGGATCTGTGTCTGCGTAGTTCTGAGAGTTTGTAACGTCTGCAGTGATGGATCTAACAGCTGTGCCTTGAAGATCTCCGTGAAAGGCAGGTGCGGTAACTCCATCAGTAAATGTAGAAGATGTTCCATAGTAATTCTTTGCGTAATAGATTACGTTATCTCCGCCTATTACTCCTGTGGTTGCGATTGCGGATAAATCAGTTGCAGCAATGTTGATACTCTTTGATGTAAAGTTCATATCATTGGGTGCAGTCATTGTAATGTTGTCACCAACATATTGTGCAAGTTTTGCACCAACACGTTCAGTGTGATTACCCTTGACCGTAAGATTATTATCTGACAATATTGTATCCGTGTTTGTTCCTGCTACAAACTTAGAGTTATTACCTGTCACAGTTTCGACTTTATTATCATGAACCGTTGTAGAAGAACCACCATAGACTTCCTCTGTCTTATCTCCATGGACTTTCAGATTATAGTTTCCATTAACTTCTACGTCCATATCTCCTGCAACATGAAGTTTTAAGTTGCCCATATAATGAACTTCACCATCACCTTCGACTATAACCTTTTGGTCACCACCTGTAATGTGAATAGTATTATGTCGAGATGACACGATGACCGTTCCATCTGGACGCATCTCAACACCAGAACCTGTCTTATGTTTCCACAGTAGTCTTTCATTATTTGGAGTATCGTCAACTTCTGTGACATGACCAGAGATAGTTTCTTTTACCTGATTTAAAGGATACTGAGATACACCATTTGGTAATAGATCTAAACTAACATTTACAGACCCACCACCAATATACAATTCATGTTGTTGAGAACCAACTGCAGCAAGGTTTACAGATGAGACTTTATCGTATTCTTTTCGTGGATAGTTTCCTGTTGGATCTCTAAATCCATCTTTATCTAAGATCTCACTTTCGTCAACTAATTTTTCAATATCGTCTGCCATTATCTACTCCTACGCCTTGAAGGTTCTTGTATCATTATTATATCGCAAACCTTGTTTCAGTGCCTCTGATTTATTCAATAAATTTTCTGTTAGTGTTTTATCAATAGACTCATCTAATCTTGCAACTGCTTCATTACCTATACCAGATCCATCAGAAGCAATTACTTTTCTCATCTCTTCTGCTTTTTGTCTTTGTTCGTCTAAAACTTTTAAATTATTATTCTTCCAATCTTTTGCAATCTGATCTAGGTTTATAGATTTTGTTTGCGTACCCTTTACAGTATCATTGATATTAGTTTTGGTAGTTGTCGATCTTTGGTTAGAAATAATTTGTTCTGGTGATTTATCTGCAAGTTCTGAAGCATTTGGTATTTCTGTAATTGTTCTTTCAGTAAATATCGATGACTTCCCATACTTACGTGCTACATAAGTTCTAACGTCAAAGTTAGGCCCTGAAGTAACATCATATGGAGCAAGATCTCTTAACCCTAAGATTTCACCGCCTGGGAATACGTTCATAAATGCTTTTAATATTTCATTTAAAGATTCCCAAAGTTTTGCTGTAGGTGGATTATCCAATGAAGTGTTTATCATTACGTAGATACATTTCTCAAAAATCTTATTTCTCTCATTGGGATACTTCAAGGAAATCAAAGTGTTTTTTGCAGGAACAACTTTTTTTACAGTTCCACTTTGATGTACATAAAAATGTGTTTGCAATCCAAACCCTGTTGGGTTATTGTTTATTGCAGTCGCACCATATTTTGCTGTGTGTTTTCTCACTGCAAAATCATGTATCTTATCTACCGTATAATCATCATAACCATATGGAAGGTTTGACCAATCTATAATTAGAGATGTTATTTCCCTTTGATCAGATGCATACTTCATCTCTGCTTCTAAGTGATCATATGTTTGCATTGATTTAAAATCATATGTTCCACCCACTGCAGTCCCTCTAGTATTAGCACCTTGCCAATTACCGTCATCCAAACCGACTTGGTAAGTTATTCTTTGGTTGGGAACTTCATTAGTAGTAAGAAGATTTGTTAGATTGGAAACACCATTATTCTTAACGAGAGGTGGAGGTTCAACTCTGTTATTCAATTCATCTAATATCTTTGTGCCTTTTTTAATAAGATTAGTTTCCGTTAGTATAGAAGAAACACCACTACCTCCAAATGCTTGAGATAGTAAGTTCGGTATAATATTACTAACACCACTATTAATTCCACCAAGTTTATTCAAGAAACCAAATGGATTACCTAACTCTGCAGAAATTTTACGAGACGCCGCAACTACCTTAGAACCTAAATCTTTTTCAACTCCTCCAGATTGTTCTACGGTTACTGCATCGTTTATCACACTTTCTATAGAAGATGCTTTCTTTACAATGTTTGCTACGTTTTCGCCTGGCACTCCAACAACTTCTCTCAGTGCAACGTCCATACCCTTTGGATTTGCTTGAACAACAACTTCGTCTAAAACACCATTTGTATTTGAACCACCTGTAAGATCACTTATAGTTGAGGTGTCAGATCCTTTTTTCTGTATGTCTTGTGTAGGAATATCATTTGTCATTACTGCAGCAACTGGAAGATCCTTCACCTCATCATATCCAGTAGTAGTAGATACTGTTGTAAATCCTGTGTCCGTAGTTTTTCCTACATCGTTTGCTTTTGTACCTTCCATAGTGGCACGTTGCTGAATAGATTTATTAGCATCTTCTTTAAACTCACTAGTTGCTTGAGATTTTTCTTTTACCTTATTAGATACTAATTGTTTTTCTACTGGTTTGGGATCTAGTTTTCCTATACTATTTTTACCAGAGTTGTATGCTGCTAAAACCCAATCAGGAGTATTTGCAGATCTATTATTTCTTCCCCAAGTATTAGATCCACTAGGCATTTTATCGCCCCATAGATCAACGTGAATACCTACACCATCCATATATCCAGGCCCTGCACCAATACCCCTTGCACCATTAGAAACACATGAAGCAATAAACTTTGATACAACAGGGTGAGGTCTTGTAGTGCTTAATCTCTGTCCACCAGAATAAATCCAAACGTCTGCGGCGTATCCTTCATCGTGTCGTTTTTTTCCAACTCTAGGCCCATACCCTGCTTTGAACTGACCACCACTAAAAACTTCAACATCTACCTTTGCTTCTTGTGCTGCTTTCTTTAGTATCTGCATTAGTCTTGGTTGTAAAGGTTGACACCTTATTGCGTTTTGATTTTTCATAACAACTCTACCTTGACCATCACCTTCAGAAAAATCTGTGTCTACTTCTGGTGGGTGAACACCATGGTCAACATTAGAGTTACCTACACTTTTCTCATTGTACCTTCTCGTTTTTAGATTTTCATTTTTAGGTATTGAACCTAGTATCAAAGGTAACTGAGAATTTTTACCGTCCAGAAAGATACCAAACACTTGTGCATTTTCTTTTATACCAACAGAACCACCAAAACCAGAAGTACCACCTTCAGTTGATGGGATAACGACAGATGCCCATGGAAGATCCTCTAATCTAGCATCATTAGGGTTGTCTGGGTGGACACCATATATTCTACATCTAACACGACCAAGTTCTTCTGGATCACCATGAACTTGTACAACTCTACCGACAAACCATCTGGTTTCATCACCGTAATAATGTTTATGTGTTGTGGGTATCATATTTTCCTCTAAGTATTATAAGTATCGCTTTGGTAATTACTAAACTTGGCAAGTTCTAAAACTACATTACAATTACCATCGACTGGATCTACTGTGTATTGTGCAGCAATAATTAAATAGTCACCAGACTGTTTTCTATCTATAGTGATATTGTTCTCATCACTTGACTTGGATCTAATTAAAACTTTTACATTGTTACCAACACCGTAATGATTACCGTGAAAAAAATCACTACCATCTACTGCAATTTTTATTTGAAACTTTTCCATAAGTTTTTGTGCAGCATATGCTTTTATCTTTTTTCTATTGTCACCCTCAGTGATTGCTTCATCGTAAGATTTTTCATAAGAGAAAACTTTACCACCACTAATCTTAGACCCTATCACAGATTTATAATTAGACACTGATTTGTCATCACAAGCAAGGTAACCATCTATCAAAGGTTTCTTTTGTCTAGGATTTAATTCTGCTATGTCAACTAGTAGATCATTATTAATATTGAAATCTACTATTTCAAAATCACCTGTTGTTACATCATAGTACCTTTGTTCAGATCCAACAACACCGTCTCTAATTAAACTGTATAGATCATCAGTCTGACTTTGCTCATACTTTTTTATAACTACATCACGTGACTTAGTTGTACTAGATCCTGCCGATTGAGTATTTACAAATGGTGCGTTTTCGTTCACACAAGGTTTGGAAATCATTTGTTCCAAGTCTTGAAAAAAGTATTGATTAGTCAATGCAGACTTATAAAGATAAAAAGGAAATCCATTTAGATTTACTGCGCGATTTCTGATCCACTGTGTCGCTTCTATCGGTGTCATGTTTGGAACAATGACTTTCATACTTTCTGTTTTACTTTGATCTGCAGAAGTTAAAAGATCATCTCGATCCATATAGTCAATCATGATATTGTTAATAATTTTATCAGGGGTTCCTTCGAAAGATCTATTTACATTTTTTAATCCAGATCTAAAAGTTTCTTTGTCTATTAATCTTACAACCACAACGTCTGTAAACTCTTGTGTGTCATAAGTATTTTCTATAGAATGAATTACATAGTTCTGGACTATTTGTTTTGCACTCTGAATTTCTGTAGATCTTTTTATTATAATTTCTATTTCTTCTCCACCCTGTACATCAAAGTTTTCGAATATCCTCTCACTGTCAATGAGAGTAAGATATCCTGTGATGTAAGGTCTAGCAAGACTTTCATAAAAAGTAATTTCAAGCAGTACTGATCGGATGTCTATTATAGTATCCGTTCTGCTAGATTTTAAATTTGCAGATAACACTTGGAGAGCAGAAGAATGTTCTCCTCCAATAGGTGCAGTTTCTTCACTCACGATTTAAGGCCTTCAAAATAATTACCGACAATAGATTGAATTGCATCTGGTCTAATAACACGAATCTCTTTTAGTTTGTCATTTTGTCTGACGTAATAATCATAATTAGTCACACGAGTAACTAATGCTCCTTCGTCTTGTCTTGGATCTATATCGACTCTTTCACCATCACCATTTTCATAATGATGAGTTGCATTGTATTCATCACCTGTACCGAAGACTGTTACAGAGGATGTAACTCCACTGTATGCTGTATTGGTCAATTGTTCAGGTGGTGTAAAGTCTCTTTCGGATTGTATAATAATCTCACCAAGATCTAGATTCCTTCTCAG